GAGCAGATAGAACTTTATAAAAATCAGAAGCAATTGTATGATACAGCATTGAAGGAATGCGAAAAGAAACAAAAACTTATTTGGATTGAAAGAGGTAAATATTTAGGGATTGGTATCTTGCTTGGCATATTAATTGGGGTGTTTAAGTAAATGTTGATCATAGCACCGTTAAAAGAAGCGACTAATTTAATCAATGGAGCGTATAGTGGACTAATTAGTAAAGTTTTTCCTACACATGTTTATCAGCATGGATATTTGATTTACAACATTAATGGGTCAGCAACTATAACAGTGAAAGTGTCAACGGACAATGTAAATTGGTTGCAAGTTTATTCTCAAACGCTTAGTAATGTATCAGGTAGTCAGGTAATAGAATTAATAGGTTTATTTGTTAAGATAGAGATTGATGCTAATGTAAGTGCAGGAAGTTTTGTATCGTTTGTTAGGTCATCAATCTAATTCAAGGATTTCGAGCATTTTTTGGAAGTTTTCGTAATTTTCTTTCAAGGTATCGTATTCGATTTTTAGGTCTGGGGCTATGATTGTTTCTTCAATTTTTTTGACTTGTTCTTCAAGTTCTTCGTAATCAACTAAATAATTTGAATATAACACAATGCATCCGATTGTAGAATAACCTTTGATAGCGTAAAATGTAAGATCTTTTTGCACCTTGGGTTTATAATAAGTTTGTAAAGCAATGAAGTTTTCAAAGATGTATCTATCCTTAAAAGTAATTGGCACGAAATTTTGTTCAGCTAAAGGTAAGGATATTGGTATAACATATATGTATTCAGCTTTTGGGATAAGTGGGATATTGTTTCGGATGGCTTGATAGATGTTAGAATAGAATTTCAAATAAGCAGTGCCTAAAGGTAGGGCAAGTCTCATGCAAATATCAATTAAGTAAGGTTCAGTTTCTCCTTTGACTTTGATTTCTTCTGTTGAGAAGAAACCTATATACTTCATTTGTTGTAAGAGGGTATCACACATTCTAAGGTTGAGAGCCCATGGTTTCATTAACACATCTTCTTTTCTTTTGACAACTTTAGCAATGTAAGAATTTTTACTTTGTTCAATTCCTATAGTAAAGGGTGGTTCAATACCATTACCAAGACACATGCAATCAATTCCATATTCAATTTCAATATCAGATAAAATTTCTTCTTGGTAGTAATCGATATCTTTAGCGAATTGTCCAGCTGTTTGGATGAGTTTCTGTTTATAAAATTCAAGTTCGTATTGGTTTCTAATGATTGCACTTTCAAAAGAATTCCTATAGATTGGGTCAACTTTGGTAATTGCAGGAAAATTTAAATGTTCAAAGCTTACTACACGATAACGAGGAACTTTAGGCATTAATTGTTTTTGGAATAAACGGTTATTTTCAAACCGAGCTTCTACTCCAGCCCCAAACACATCAATTTTTAATTGCTTAAATAATTCAATAATGAAACCAAAGTAGCAATCAAGCGTTATGACTTTATCAATCTTGCTAAAAATTTCTGGTGGTAAATCAGTTAGTATTTGAACATTGTGAATATTTCTACCAAATGCGAGGTCTTCCATATCTGGGAATGCACTAATAAAATCAGCAAATAAATAAACCTCTTCATGCTTGGCGAATTCTTCAATATATCCACAATCCATTCCAGTTGTTAACCACAATACAGCCATTATGCTACCCCTTCATAAAAGAATTTAACCCCTTGCTTATAATCTTCAATCAATAAATCTGCATATGGAGTTAATTCATCTTGAATGATACCAAATTTGCGTAAAAGATTGATAATATAATTATACTCAAAATAATTCAACCGACCAAAGCCAAGGTAGTATGTTTTATTGCCATCTCGGAGTTTGAATGAAAGGCAGAAGGGTTTATGTGGGTCTTGTAATATTTCTAATCGATGTTTGTTATCTCGGATGAATTCAGCAATTGCTAAAAGGTAATCTTCATTATCGGATCGTAGAATTATCACATCGCCTTCTTTTATACCAATAATCATGTTTTTGTATTTAAGAATAGCTCGTTTTTGCTTAATATTATGAAAATCGGATGTTTCTACTAATTCAGGTATTGATGTAGCGGGGATGATTTTTTTATCCATCTTTTTTATAATATACTTGTTTTTGCGAGAAGTCAAGTTATAATTTAATTCAAAATGCTACAATTAGCACTTTCACCAATTCAGGAAAAGATCTGGGAATTATTTTTCAATTCAAATTATCGATGGATTGTATCGGTTGGTGGTAAAGGTTCTGGTAAGACACAGCTTGCTATTTTTATTCTGTATGAATTATTGACCAATGAAAAGTATCGTGGGTCTCGTATTCTTATTGCTCGTGAAAGTTTGAGAGATTTGAGAAATACTTTAGTTGCAGGTCTTGAGCGATTGTTAGCAGAAAATCCATATCTTAAATCTTTAATCACAACGAATTTAAATTTGCAAGTAATAAGGAATGAGACAACAGATGTAGAAATTTACTATTTATCTCTCAATGAAAAGAATGCTCAATATAAGTCCGTGCTGTCTTATGAATTTAATGTGATAATTATTGATGAAGTTGATAGAATAAGTAGGGAAGCATTTGTTGAAGTAAGTGAGCGTTATAGGTTAGTGCATGATTTTTCAAAAGGTATGTTAATACTTAATCCATGTTCGCAGGAGCATTGGTTATATAAAGAATTTGCTGAGAAGAAACGTGAAGATACTTATATTATTCGGTCATCTACTTATGACAATTATTTGATAACCCGAGTTAGCAAGAAAGATTGGGAAGAGATGATACCATATAGTTATGGCGGAAAAGAGTTTTTTGTAAGCAATAACATTAGGTATGAGAAGCTTTATGAGATAGGGGATATGGTGATTGCTAAGAGGTTTAATGTGTCTCATTCTTTCATAACAGAAATGGAGATGAAGCCTTTAGGTTATAGGAAGATTATGCTTGATGGTGAGTGGGGAGCATTTGATTATGGTGGTGGTTTATTTGATGATGTATTTGATGAGCAAAACATTATTACGATTGATAACCGATTGATTGACATCACATTTGATTATACACTTTATTGTGGGGTTGATTTTGGGATTAGACATTCAGCATATGCATTGGTTGGAGTTGATTATTTAGGTAGGATTGTAATTTTAGATGATTATATTTCGGATAACCAACCACTGAAGGTATTTATTGAATACATGTTAGAGCGATTTAAAAAGAAGTATAATATTAAACGACCACAGTTGATAACTTATGTAGGAGATATTGCAGGAAAGAATAGAGAGATATATGATGGGTATGATTTGTTTACTAAGTTGAGAAAAGATTATGGGCTTGTTTTTCGTGGAAATCGTGTAAGAATAGTTGAGAGCATAGCGATGATAAAAGACTTATTAGAGAAAAAGAAGTTATTAGTTAGCGACCAAGCTCATAGGTCATTAGAGGGATTTTTAGGAAAGTTTCAAGCTGATCATCATGGTAATTATAAGAAAGATGGATTTTATGAACATTTACTTGATGCGATAAGATATGTTATAGTAGAGATATACAAACAAAACAAACCACAGAAGAGTAGATATTTGAAGACACCTACCTATGTATTCCCTACCAGTTATTTTTAAATTGAGCTTACCAAGGAATAAAATATTCCGTATTGAGAAAGATATAAATAATTTTTTAAAGAAGTTTGTCTTTGTTAAAGCATTTAAGTTATATTGTCCTGTGATAAGGGGGTTGCCTGATTTTTTAGTTGTTAAAGCAAAATATGATTTGCCAAGTGGATTTTATGAAGTAAAAAATTGGAATAATAGTTTAAGTGAGTATCAAATTAATATGTTGAATGTATTAAGTATGGCTTTTAATTGTGTAGTGGTGCAGTATAATAAGAAGGAGCATTGTTTATATTTTTATAAGTGGTCACCTCTTGACAAAGAAAATGAATTGATGTATAATATGACATAAGGAGGAGGTATGGATCTAAACAAACTTTTTGAATGGTTGAAAGAACCAGTTAAGATAGACAATCAGGAAGCAACTGAAATACAAGAACAAACAGAGCCATCAATCCAAGAACAAGAGGAGCAACAATTACAACAGCAACCACAGCAACAAAAACAAAGTCAATCAGAACAAAAATACATACAATCAAATCAACCCCCATTCCCAGGGGCGGAATATTTGACTAATACAGATTTACATGATATAGCTGTTGGTCGGCAAAGATTTGTAGCTAAATATGCTAATTTTGAAAATTTAAATAGTTTACTACAGACAATTGAACCTATTGCTTATCGGCAGTATGTATTAGATGTGCAAGCGGGAAGGAGACAAGGAGATTATTATACATATCTTGAAAGGGCAAAGGATTTAACACTTGAAGCAACAAAGACATTAGCAGACCAATTAAAAAGGCTACAACAGTATAATCCATATTACATACCAAACAAACAGCAGAGTAAACGACCTTATACAGTAAGAGATTTAATGAGGGATTACAAGAAAGCATTACCATATATAACGACAAAGTATCATATGATTTACCATATGGATGACCAGACCGTTGATCGGGGTAGATTAGATTTATCTACTCCAAGCGGTCTACCAATAGAAAAACAATAATAAGGAGGGATGAACCGTGGCTGATTTATTTTGGGGAGATTTAGGGGCTGAAGGTGGTAATATATCGGCAGCCAACTTTTATGATACAACTGATGCACGAGCTGTTATACGAACTGAATTATCCAAAGATTTATGGAAGATTACTTTTGCTTATTCAAAGACCTGAGGATGCATTGTGGGATGAAGTAGGGGAGTTTGATGCTTTACCTGACTTTAATCTCAATTTTGGTAGGTTCTTAATTCAAATAGCTGAGAGAGGTAAACAGTTCAAGCATACTGAAAGGGCTGATTTATTTTCATTTGTAGATATTGAAGGGCTTGCAAGGGAGAAGTTTAGTCAAATTGGTGTAGCATCGATTGAAAGAGACTTGTTAATGAATGCATTTGTTTATTTAGATGTTCTTGGAATTGCTCAGTCTGGTGGTGATGTATATTATGCTACAGGTAAAACTTTAGCACCGACTAAATCGTTCATGAGAGATGTTGATGGGATTTTTACCCCAATAACAATTACACAAGTAACTTATAATACAACTGATCATACTATTGATGGTAAAACTCCCGCTAATTTAACAATGTCCCATATTCTTAAGTTTGCTCAAATTTTACATGACCTAAATGTTCCTTCTTACACAGGAGATGGTTATGGGACTTATTTAGTGATAATTAACAAGCAAGCGGAGAATAGGTTATTGACTGATCCTGTATTTTTCCAAGCTGTTACTTATTCTGGTGATGTAGAGAAACTATATAAAGGGTATATTGGTTCCTTCTATGGTCAAGAATTTGTAAGAGATGAGGGGAAATATATTGACAAGTTTGTTTGCTCATTAAATCCTGAATTACAGGGCAAGGCAATTTGTATATTCTTAGGTAAGCAACCAGTGGTTGAAGCGGTGGTTCGACCTGAGGCTGTCTATGAAGAAAGACCCATGGACTATGGTAGGTATAAAGGAATGGCTATTAGGACTTATAGAGGAGAGAGTCCGACTTGGTTTAGTGCAGAGGGTCAGCCTGTAGGTGGTATTTTAGTAGCTGCTTAATGATTGATCCAATGAGCAAACAATGTGGACATCGAACGATGAATACATTCAACACATCTTAAAGTTTGCGGGGGTTCCGTATGAGGAGCCCCTTTCACTTTCTACTTTTTACAATTCAGTTTACAAACCACTTTTCCAAGAAGCTCTTTTAGAGATACAGAAATTTATTAATTTTTCATTCATGCGGAAGGAAGGGGATTTTGTTCTATCTGCTGGAAATTCATCTATTAATTTAAATACTAAAAACATCAAGTTTATTCAAGCGATTTTCCCTAAAGGTAGCAATAAAGTATTAGAGGGGTTTGAGTATGCGAAGTATGCAGGGACAATGCTGGTAGGGGAACCTACGGCTTATTACTTTGATGACAATGCAATGACCATTTATTTTAATGCTACACCGATTGAAGATGTTGTTTATCGGATAATTTATTACGAATATGATTTAGATAGCAACCCACATCCTGTATTGAATGAAGCACCAGAGGTGTTAAAATATTTGTATCTTGCTAAGCTTTATTTGCATTTAGGGGAGTATGATAAATATGAAAATGCCTACCAAAAATATATAGCGTTGTGTAAGTTAGAAGATGGCTTAGAAAAAATAAAGAAAACAAGGACAACATTACTCAAGCTGAAGCATGGATATGAAGGTTGGTGGTAGATTGCGAAATTATATAACAAAGGAAGAGCTTGATAAATTTTTTGCTAAATCTGGATATGATAGGATTTATATAACGAATTTATTAGTGACGGATTGGGGGTTTGCAAGTTGGGATCTAAGTAATGATGGATATTTATTTGTTATGTCTTGTTATGGAGATGCTAAGTTATGGAAAGAGTTTTTTATTAATTTAGCTAAGCGATTGAATTTAAGAGGAGTAAAATTTCTTACTAAGAGAAATCCTGAGGCATGGAGGAAATTGCTTGATGGTTTTGTTTTAGATGAATGTGTGTTAAAATATGATATAGAGGAGGAATAAAATGGGTGGTGTTGTGGATGCAATTTTTGGTGGTGGGGATAGTAAAACTACTGTAAAATATGAAACTCCTCCTCAGGCAGCTTGGCTTGCGGAACAAATTGTTAAAGAACTACAAGCTTTAAGACCTCTTGCTGAGCAAGCAGTCCCTGGTGTTCAAAGTGCTATACAACAATTTATACAGCAATATCAAGATTGGTTAGCACGAAGTCCTGAGTTTTTTGAAGAAGCACAAAGAAACATAGGAGAGCTTGCTACACAAACAAAGCAACAATTACAAGATATATTTGAAGGTTCAATAGAAAAGGCAGGTGAATTTTGGGATGAAGCAAGACAAACTTTATTAACAGACATCCAAGAAGCTGAAGAAAAAATTCCACAAATTTACGAACAAGCAAGAACACAAACTAAAGAATTAACACAAGAAGTTCTACAGGATGCATTAAGAAATACAATAAGAAAATTGTCATTACAAGGACTTATTAGTCAAACTGCAGGCACTCAAGCAATGGCTGAACAATTTAGGCAATATGAATATGAACCTTTACAAAGATTAATTGAGGCTGAAACTAGTGCAAAGCAAAGATTACAAGAACAAGCTTTAGGATATAAAACTGATATAGGAGAAAAGAAAGCTGGTGCTCAAGAAAGAATGTTAAGTGATTATGCAAGCAATATTGCTAAAACATTACAAAGTGCAATGGCATTACAAGCTGGCATAACTGGTCAACAATTACAACATCAATTATCTTTACCAGATATTTATCGAGCAATTATACAAGCACAACAGCAATATACACTTACTCCTTTTGAATTAAGAAGGACATTACTTGGAACATTAACTGGTTCAGCTGGAACATTACAATCATTATCTCCTTCAAATGTTACTCAAGCGACAAGTGGTGGTATTAATCCAGTTCTTGGTGGATTGACAGGGACGGCGGGGACTTTAGGTTTATTTAAGTTATTTGGTCTTATTTAAGGGGGATAAAGATGACAACTCAGGTTTTAGATCCTTTGTCCTTGCTCATGTTAATTAATGCTCAAATGTTCGGAAGGAACCCTTGGGATACGACTACAGAAAGACCTACTACAAAAGACTTAGCAATTTTATCGGCTCAGAGGACAAGTCCATATGGTAAAGTAACGATTAAGCAACCGGAGATGACTTGGAGTGATTTTATTCAGGCAGTAATTTTACCGATGGTATCGGATTTATTTACAGCAAGAGAATTGAAGAAGCCTATATTAGATGATAGAACAATAGATAGGTTAAAGAAAAATGTTCCTGATATAGATAAGTATGTGCAGAAGGATGAGAAGACAGGTCAGTATAAGTTTACAAATATAGATGAGGCACCGCAAGCTGTAAAGGAAGTATATAATAAAGTTAAAGAAATTGAGCAAGCAAGGCAAAGAATATTACGTAATCCGAGAAATTTTTTGAGACCTGGGACTTTATCTTTGATAATGCAAAATCCGAACATAGCGAGCACTTTATTTGATGTAACAGGGCAGATTGAGCAAAGCATTAAGGCTGGGCAGAAGAAAGAAGCGATGAAGAATGTAACGGGTAAATTGTTAGAAAAATTAGGAATAGACAAAAAAGATTTAGAGGGATTAGATTGGGAAGATTTGCAACCATTAGTACCGTTTATTCTTACGAGTATATTTAGTAATTTTAATCCGACAATTACAACAGGGGCTCAAAATGAGTGATTTAATGCTTGATCCTTGGGATTATTTTATAGAAGAAGCAATACCTTATCAAGGTAAAATTAAAAAACAACAGCAACAGCCTAATCAACAAACTCAATCACAAACTAAACCACAAGATAAATCAAAAACACAACAAAAGGTTAAATCAACATCAAAGTCAAAAACTAAGCAACCTACTACAAGTCAACAATCATTAAAACAAGATTTATTCAATGAAATTAAAGCTATTCTTACAGGTCAAAAAAGACCACAAGAAAGCAAATTGTTCGATGATATAAATAAAGAACGGGAACGGGTAGAAAAAGATTTACAAAGTGTTAGACAAGAATATAATGTTAAATTAAAAGAACTTGCTGAGTTTACTAATAAATTTAATGATGCACATAGTAAGATGATTGGTTTATTTGCGTTAATGTTAGGGAAAAGTGATTTAGCAAAGCATACAAATGAGCATTTATTTGATAAGATGAGGGAGTTGGTATTGTATTATCCTGTTGATGTGGTTCCATTAGCGATGAGAAGTTTGATTACAGGTTATTTTGCAGGAAAGCAAGCTGGTATAGATACGGATGGTATGAGTGTAGGTGAATTAATAACAATGGGAGAAAATCCAGAATTTGTATCAAAGTTATCTCCGAAGAGTTTAGAATTTTTAGGTCAATTGATAGATGTGATGCCACAAATTTTTCAAATGAAAGTTACTCCTTATAAAATTATGTTAGATAAATTGCAAAATGAAGCGAAAATTTTAGAGGCAAGGCAAACACATCAAGAAAATATGTTAAACAAATTATTACAACTGGAACAAATACGATTAGGAAAATTAGCAACTGTAGCGAATGTTTTATCGTTATTCGAGTATAGAGAAGGGCAAATACAAGTAAAAAAAGAAAAATTAGCATTAGATAAAGATAAAAATAAAGAAAAGCAAAAAACAAGTAATATAATGACACCAGAAATGCAAAAAGCACTCCAAGATTTATTTTCTAAATAACCATGGGGCTAACTGATATAATCCACAATTTACGGGTTAAGTTTTTCGGTTATAATGAAGATGATGTATTAAGTTTTATTGCATACCCAAAGAAATCGGAATTAAGCAAGCTTCTAAAGGACAAGCGGTCAAGGGAGCAATTCTTTTCTACGGTTAGTCAATTAGCTCAAAAGAAAGGTATAGATCCGAATACTGTATCACAAGCAGTATCAAGGTATATATTACAAAAAGCAAAGGATAATGATTTAATAAAGTCAGAAATTCTTACGACACCTCGTTTACAAGATTATGAAATGATCATAGGGATTGATGAGTTAGGAAGATATGCGTTTGGTGAAAAGGATCCAGGGATGGGATTTGTTCGTGTGTTAGATGTTGGAAATGTTGGTAAAAAGATGCGGAAGGAAGAGCATGATAAATTTGTCGCTAATGTAAGGAATACAATATACATGGCATATCAAGTTGACAGGACAATTGAACGAATAGATAAAGCGTTAGATGTAGCAAGTGATTTATCATTAGTTTTAGGATTAGGTGGATTAGCAACGAAAGGAACATTATGGTTAGGTAAGAGAGTATTAAAAGATGTAGCGAAAGAAGCTTTGGGGAAATCATTACTTGTTAAGGTTGCGAATGAAGTTGCTTCGCTTGGGATTAAGGCAGGGGATATTGCATTTGTGGGGAGTGAATTAGGTAAAGCAACATTAAATACAGTAGCAAAGGGATTGCCATTATCACATTCATTAGACCATTTAGTATTTGGTGGGATTTCTTTAGCTGGATTTTTAGGGTCAAAAACAAAAAAAGCAAAGGAAGTTATTCAGAGGATTGAAGGGACACCATATACAACGGTTGATGATATTAAAAGAACGATAATTGAAAACCAACTTCCTATAAAAGGATATGATTTAAATCTTACAGCGGATGAAGTATCTAAAATGTTTGTTTCAAAGATAAGAGGTTATGTTGCGGATAGAGCTGGTAAGAAGTTATCTTTAGAAAATTTAGAGAATTTTAATGTTATATCAATACGACTAATAGAACAGCTTCAAGATCAATTAAAAATTAATCCATTACTTGTGGCTGATGCTTTTCTTGAGCCACATAAATATACGCATAAAAATCATGAAATATATGATGTAATGAAAAACTTTATAGCTACAAATGAAGAAAAATTTATTCAATTAATAAATGAATTACCTGAAGGACGACTTGAGCTTGTTAATACAGAACCTGAACTATTTGAATTTTTCCATATGAATACGACTAAAGTATTTGGAGATAGGATAAAGTTCTTATTAAAGAAATTTAAAGACGATGCAAACATTGATTTTAGTAAATTACGAGTAAGGTTAAAGGACACTTTTGTAGAATTACAGCCTGAAGATGTATATATGAAAGATTTTGACATTTTGCTTAAAGATTATGTAAGAAAAGCAATAAAAGATGCAAAACCATCGGTAGAAGTTGAATTTATACTGAAAGATGGAGACACTGAAAAACTGTTAAAAGAGTATGGTTTACCTACAATTTATATTCCTACTTTTGATTATCGTAAAGTGATGGTTGTATCAATCAAAGAAGGCGAAGAAGAAAAAGAAATTTTAGTTGATATTCCAGCGGTATTAATAGGAGCTCTTGGGGAAAAGTTTAAAGGAGATATTGCAAAGATTAACAACTTCTTAAGAAATTATGTAGAAAAAGTTAAAGGATTAGAAACAGGACAAGTGAAAGATATTCTTTACATTTATGATCCGATGAGCCAACTGTTTCCTTCCACGGTTATTCGGGAAATGGGTTGGGATAAATTAAAAATTTTAGATGAATGGTTAAATCTCTTTCCTGATGAAGAACTAAAAGAAATAGGATTACAGAAAGGTAGAGCTACAAAATTATTGGAATTTGGAGAAAATATATCAGAAGCGTTTAATCAATTTGCTATACGACAACAAAAAATCCATCTTGAAAATTTATACAAAGAAATACGAACTGAAACTTTAATTCAACAAGCATTAGAAAAAGCTGAAATAACTGATAATCCTGAAATAAAAAATGCGATTTATCATTATGCTGAACAAATTAAGAAACTTAAACCAATGATAAAAGATCTTAAAGCAAAGTTTACAGATCCTAAAAAAGCAAGTCTTGCCGAAAAATTAACACGAAACTTGCAAAAAGCTGAAACAATAATTGAAAAATTAAGTAAAAATCCTATTGAAGAAACACGTAAAAAAGTGCTTGAACTAATTTATCAAGAAAAAGATCCTCGTTTTCTTAGAAGATACGGTCAAGGATTTGTTGATGTAATGATGCTTTATCAATTGGATCCTGAATTAGCTTTTGATTATTTAGCTCGAGCCTATACAAGACCTTGGACTGCTGATAAGAGATGGTTATTAAGTTTTGTAAGACATACCGATGAAAGATTATTTACGGATCCATTCTTAAAAGAAACAGATTTCATTAAAACTTTAGAGCTCATTCGAGACTATCAAGGAAGAGATACGGTAAGAAGTAAATGGATTAAAACAATTGGAAATTTTTCAAAAATATACACAATGTTTTTACCACGGATTGCGATGGGTGCAGGTATTCAATTATTCAGTGCTATATCTCAGCGGTATCCAAGTTTTAGATTTTTCCAAGCACCAATTGATGTAATAAAAGAAGTAATATCAAATCCAGAACTTAAAAACTATTTATTTAAACAATTTAAAGAAGAATTGCATGATGAAAATTACTTGTCATTCTGGATTAGAGCTGTTGAACCATTTGTGCAGACAATTTTCTATAATGAACTACTTAAAAATCCTGCATTCAGAAAGGAAGTATTAAAAGATTTTGGTCATGTAGCGATAGAGGGATTTACACCTACAGATGCTAAGTTATTAGCTGAACATTTAGCCAATTTGATAGATAGTCCTGCGGCGATTTCTCCATTTATGGGTGCAACTTTTGGTAAGTTAGCATATATACAGAGTTGGTTTCCTTATGTTGTAGCACCATTCCAAGTAGCTGTTCAATCATTTGCTAAAAGTTTTACTTCTCCTAAATATGCTATGAATTTCTTTAAACATTTAATAATTGGTTCAACAATTTTACCAGTAACAATTACACAATTTAGTGGAGTTGTAGATACAATTAAAAATACATACGAAGGTTTATCAACAGTTTACCATACTATTGCATCAATACTTACAGGCAATCCTGAACCAATTCAATCATACCTTGAGAAACAAGAGCCTGCATTTGCATCAATATGGAAATCATTATTTAGTAATTTAACTGGTATACCAAGGGATGAATTGACAGGTAGGTTGTTTCATGATTTAGGTTTAATGTTAGCTTTACATGGTGATAATGTAGCTTGGCAATATGTTCAGTTGGGGCTTGATTTCTTAGAAAAGCATTTAGATTTAGCAAATAAGAATATATTCTCAGCTGGGTCAGTTAGCACATCATTTGAAGTAACGATGCCTGTAGTGGAAACGGCAATACGGTTAATTAATAATTTAACTGTTTATGGAAAAGAGCAACCACAGCAAGCAGGAAGAGCTTTATTAGAAACATTAATGCAAACCATACCGATTGCTAAAAACATCAAATCAGGTATCTTAAGTGAGCTAACTCAATATGGTAGGGTAAGTGATAATAATGTATTGAGATATTTTGATGATGAAGATTTAGCAAAAGCGACAGGTCTTGGATATTTCCTTGGGGTAATGATTAAACATCCTGTAACAGTAGCAAAAATATTTGATACGATGTTTCTTGGTGGGTTTGGTGAGGCTATAGGTCGTGTGATAACTGGTGAAGAGAAACGAGCTTTATTCCTGCCTAAGGTTACCGATGCAAAAAGCTACAAATTAAAAATTTTAGGCAATGAAGAATATGTGTTGCAATCTCTACGGCAAATTGAAGATCCGTATACAAAGAAAAATGTTCTCTTGCGGTTTGCTAATGTGATGGATAATTACTTTAATGAACGATACATCAAGAAGACAGATAGATCACCTGAAGAAGAAATTAATATGTTCAAGAGCTACCTAAAATTTATGACTTATGACCCGAGTATTTTAGATGAGACTGACCTTAAGTATATGGTAGAGGTTGCAAATAAGGCTGGATATTACTTCAAGGAAAAATATGGATTGGATGAAAAACAATTACATGAATTTATAGTCAAAGCTTTGGATGAACTCAAGATAAGAACTAAACTTAGAGGACGGACGCTTCCCCCTGAAACGGTATCTCAAAATTCTTAAACAAATAATTCCACATTTCAGTTCCTGCCTCGTCTAATGCTTTAATGTATTCTTGAGCCTCCTCTTGACTATCACATTCTATTTGTATCTCATCGTGTATAAGGTTAACTATCTTGGCATTTGGATATTTTTTTGTAAATAAGACTACTGTTCCTTTGAGCAATTCGGCTCCTGTGCCTTGGATTGGGAAGTTTAGTGCAATGTTTAAATGCTCGGTGTAGCGGTTTCTTCGAAGGACTGTGTAAACTGGAATAGAACCATTTTTAAGTGTATTCATTGTTGATTGAATATGTTCGGAAACTCTTCGATGATAGGACATCCATTTAGCTCTTAGAAATTTGGTTTCTTCATAGGTTAAAAGGATATTTGCTTCGTATAAGAGTGCTTGTAATGTTTGGACTGAGGCTCCATAAACTAAAGCAAAATTGAATTGTTTAGCAATATGTCGTTCTTGCTTTGAAATTTGGTCAATTGGTTTGTCGAAAAGGAAGGATGCTGTCTTGCTATGTAGGTCTTCTCCGTTTCTATAAGATGCAATAAAGGTTGGTATGTAATAAATTTGTCCTGCTAATCGTAATTCAATTTGGGAAAAATCATACTTAAGGAAAGGGCTTTTATAGAACAAATACCGCAAATGTCTTGGGATGTTAAGCAAGTTCGAATTAGAACAAGAAAGCCTACCCGTGATAGCTCCGCACACATCATAATGACCATATAGCCGACCAGATGAACCTTTGCTTATCCATTCTTCCAAATAAGAGATTTCATCTTGTTGCTTCTTAAGGGATAGAATATCATGTATGCATTGTTTTAATTTTTCATCTTTAGTAGTCAAGAAGTAATAAAGTAAAGTTTGTTTTTGTGCATCTGGTAAATTAAGTTTTGATTTAGTTTGTGCAGGTGAAAATGGATTAAATTGATAAGCCCTCTGGAAAGCCATTAGATTTTGATAAAAGACAGGTTTCTTTTCTTGTAGTAATTTAGATACTTCTTCAACATTAATAGGAACACCTCGTTTTTGTATCTGTAGAAGTCTAATCATGAAAGCTTTATCTAAAAGATATACAGGTTTAAATTTCTCATGCTTGGCAATTGTATGTCGATAAAGTAAATCGGTAGCATTCAAATCTTCAGTCAAATAATCTTTCAATCGATTGTCTAATAATCTAACGCCTTTCTCAAGGTCTTTACGAATTTTTGTTTTATCAGTTTTGTATTCATATAACTTAAAAAATTTGCACAAATTCCCCAAACCAAACATACCTCTTTCAGGTTTCTCTATCTTATACTCAACTTGGTATGCCTTCATAAACAGATAAGTATCGTCAAAACAATCTCTATTCGGTGGAATAAAATCAAGTATAGAAAAATCATAAAACAAATTATGCCCTACTATCACATATCCATTGCTTATTAAATCATTCAAAAAATCTTTAAGCTTATCTGCATCTTCAAAATAAAAATACTTTCCATCTACCTTTATCCCACCCAGTAATAATCTACCATATAAACCCTGGGTTTCCGTATCAAGAACAGCAATTTTTCTCATTTGTCTTCTCCTTTGGTTGGAAATTCTGACAAGCAGGAAATAAAAGTCATTTCTAACCTCCTATTGCCATTTGTCTGCTATTTCATCTAATTCTTGCGAATGTATCTCTCCAAATTCTTGCTTGATGATATCTCTAAAATCATATCCAGATAACTGTAAATACTGTAAAAACTTCTGAAATTCGTTCGGAAATTGAGTAATAAAATTGTTAATTGTGTCCTTATGGTAAGGGTCTTGTAAAATAAATTTTAAAGGATTGCCTTTCACAATAACAAGCCAGAATGGATTTAAGTTCGGTTGTGATACCCAGTCTCTTCTATAAACTTTAGTCAAAAAATTGTAAAACAAATGCAACTCTCCATTGTAAAGCGTTGTATGTTCAAGCATAATTACTCTGTCTAAATTTTTATCGCCTTGATACTTAATTGTAGAAAGCATATCGTTAAATGTGATAAATTCAACTTCTTTGTCAAAAATACATGGCTCAATCACCATATACTCTTTAAACTTTGGTGCGACTAAAATATGTAAAATTTGTTTGAAATAAAAATCAGCCTTTTCTTTATCGTAAAGTTTGTGTAGCATAAATTCAAGCGAAAATAAAGTCTTAAGTAAGGGGTCATAATCGTAAACAGCATAATCAACTTCTTTGTATGTTCCTTGTTGGAGTAATTTGGCAAGCTCATCCTCATATGGTTGAAAGATTTCTTGGTAAAACTCTAATCCCCAGCCCCAATTGTCAGCTAAATGGATTATGTATTCTCTGTAAAATTGTTCTATCTTGTCAATGTAAGAAGGGTCTCTATAGCCAATGTTAAATGTAATCAATCGTCTCCACATTCCTTCAATCGTAATAAAAGGCACATAATACTTTGTCTCCATTGTAAACATTGCAGGCATAATCATTTCTGTAGCTCGAGAAAAATAAATATTTGCTTTACTAATTCTTCTATTTGCTAAATCATGAACCAATTGTCTCATATATTTAATATCTCTATCATCATTAACAATAAAGTCATCACCTACGAACGGTGTCCTAAAATAAGGCAAGCGTCTATTCATATAAGCAACTGATATATCATCAGTATGTAGAGTAAAGAAATGGTCGGGTTTCCTAAAAAACAAATTATACAATCGCAAAACAGATGTTTTACCGCAACCAGTAGAACCAATCAAAACAAAAATCGGGTTCATACTAAAACAATCATACCGACGCAAATAAAAAATTGAAAACAATCCTATCCAACATGCAAGCTTAAAAATAAAATATTCATCAGGCAACTTGTATAAAATGTGATTGATTATTTGTTTAAATACTTGATAACTACCGCTTGTCTCGGTATAGAAATTTGAAAACGGATGGTCTTCTAAGGAAGCAGTAATAAAATTTTTCAATCGTATGATAGGACGAGGTTCGGAATGATACTTAAACCCAAGCATGTCTGGCTCAATAATTGTAGGAATTTCTCGGTAGAAGAAAGTAAGAATCTCTTTGTATCGTTTTTTATCTGAAACTGATAACATCTCGGCTTCCTTAAAACCCTTCTCAAAACTCATTTGAACAATGAATTCATCGATTTTGTTTGACCCTGCTACTATTATTTTGGCTTTGCTAACATTTTCTCCTTCAATTTTATTGATTGCAAACCACACGGGGTAAAAGAACCTACAGACATACTTCAACTCTAACCCATCCGTTTGCTCATTCCCCTTAATAGGAATACGACAAAAATACATCTTATCAACCACTTCAAAACCATCAGGCAAATGGAACGCTGGAAGTATCGGAAGAGTTGTCTTGTTATATTTTGGACATGTTTGTGGGCAACCAAATTCCCGATTAAACCTACGACATGACCAAAATACTAACGGAAACTTCCTGCTAACAAACCAATCAAAAAACTTCTTTGTCTTCTCCCTTGCTTTGTTTTGTGGCTCTTTCTTATATAAACTTGCATTATCTAAAAGCTCCTGTAAAACCTTCCCCCGCTCTTCTTCATTTTTAGCAAAATATTGATAAAGCAAATAATAATACCATATGGCAATCTTCCACTCCGTAAAGCTATGTGTGTCCCAAGAATTCAAAATATTATTCAATACAGGACAAAATGTTTCAGTATATTTCTTGACTGATTTAACATCATATAAAGCATAATATAAACTCGTTGAGTAATCATTGTCAAAATCTACTTTGTTATGCAAAATATTGGTTAATTCTTCATCTGATGATTTTTCATCTATTGCAATGACTTTAGAATACAAATCCCAAAAACTTTCATACCATATACCTTCATACACAACCAAACCATCAGCTCGAGTATAAAACCCCTCCAAAGGTATCAATTTATCTAAATATACATGAGGCAACTCTTTCTCTATCAATTGCTTAATCTGATTAAAAAATGTAGACAAAAACATATTAAAAGTTGAAAATAAAACATTGTCTTCCTTAATCAAATACTTCTTGCTTAACCAAAGAAAATGATAACCTTTTGTAGTTTTGATGACATAAGTTGGTGTGTAATTGTGCTTGTTTAGTATTTCAATAATTTGGTTGCAATCTTGCTCAGTTATATCATCGATATCTATAACCATTAGAAAGAAAGTATCTTCAAGCGTTGACCTACTTGGATAATCTGTATAAAAGCCTGTTGATATTCTAAGCTTAATGTTCCGCGGTTTCAGTTTTCGTTTAGTAAAGAAAGATAATAAATAATGCAAATAGTGATTGTATAAAATTGGCTTAGGACCTTGGAAAACTTTTTTCTCACCGCTTGCTGTTTCCACAAATAAATAAACATTTGCATAATCCGATTGATACCTCTGGTATTGGTCAAATATCTTAGCTAATAAAATGTTATTGCTTGCAAAAATTGTATCATGAAAAAATTCTGTCGTTTTACTTAATAATGCATCTGTGATTTCGTGAATTTGGTTATCCATCGCTTAAACTCCCTCTTTGTTTTAATTCTTCAAGCACATCCCCTTTTCTCTTAAGTATCTGCCAAACCTTTGTGTCTATCCCTTTCTTATCTATCAATCTTTGCAAATAAACTTTGTCCTCTTGCCCATACCGCCAAACCCTACTCAATGCTTGCTCATATATCCGCCATGCCAAAGGAAGACAAAGAAAAATTATATTCTTATAACTCGTTAAATTTATCCCTTCCGAAATACAATAGGTCGCCAAAATGGGTTTCTCTCCTTCCTTCAATGCATTCTCTAAATCTTTCTTATCTTGCCCTGTCAAAAAATAAACATTCTTCCTGCCAAGTTTCTTTACTACATGTTGCAACGGTTCGATAAAGTAACTAAACACCACAGTCTGTGGGTTATCAGTTATAAAATCAATTACATAATCAATCTTATCTTTCAATAAAGCACTCTTTCTATACTCATACATAAATGCTTGTAAAATATTGTCTCCATCAATTTGTTTATCTTTTTGTTCAATCAAATATCGTCCAGATGAAAAATACTTGTCATCTTCTATCAAACTGGGTAACTCTACAATATCTGCACGCCTAACAAAATCAACATATTGCAAAACAAATCGCTCAATAAATTTGTCTTTTATTCCAGGTAAAAAATCAATGATGTAATAAAACATCCCATCAATTCGAAAAAATGTGTTCTTATACTGTGTAAACGATAATTGATTAAACGGATGATCTGGTCGTAAAATTCTTAATTGACTGTAGTAATCCTCTGGTTTCTCAAATGGTGTTCCGCTTAACATGACCTTATATGTCTTCGTAAAAACTTTCATAACAAGTTTCGTAATTTGTGCTCGGATACTTTTTAATTTGTGTGCTTCATCAAAAATTATCAAGTTCCAAAAAGCTTTCTTCAATATCTTAGGATAATGCAAACGGAAACTATCATAACTCACAATCTCAAAATTATTTAACTTTACCCCCCACTTATCAATCTCTTGATACCATACCTGTTTGACTGATGCTGGACACATAATAAGCACATTCCGAAAATTCTCAGCTATTTTTAAAGCAGTTAAAGTCTTGCCAGTCCCCGTTTCCCAAGCTAAATAAGAATAACCTTCAAATTTTTCTATTGCTTTCTGCTGATGTGGTAATAACATCATTGCCCATCCTTTATGTCCTCAAGTAAATCATACAACTCTTCAGCTAATTGCTCCAAATCTAATACGCCATTCTCTTCATACCCTGCAAAATGCTCACATATCATACAATATGCACTAATCAACCATTCATTTAATTTTTTCTTGCTCAATTCTTCTGTCGCTTGGTCTAATAAATCAGCTATTATTACACTAAACATTCCACACCTCCTATAGGTGAATTCTCTTTACAGTCTTGTATTCAACATATTGCTTCTTTATCTCCTCAGGTATATTGTAAAACGCTCGTTGGTATTCTGTTATTTTAATGATTTTATCACCAATCTTATAGGTTCCTGAATCCCAGTCTTTTAGTTCTTCCTTTAATTCCTTTTCCAATTGCTCATATTGTTTAAGCTTTGCTTTAATGGCGTAATAAATTTCAAGTTTCTTCATAAAATCAGGACTTACTTCTACCGTTCTAACAGTGGCTTTCGCTTCCTCAGGATAACATTGGTTATAAAAAGGACAAGCTCTGCACAAATCATATTGCTCAATTGTCTTAGGTAAAGTTCCTTTCTGGAGATGTTCCTTAACATGGATAGCTCGTTCAACTATTTCTTCAATAACCGCTTGGTCTTTCTCTACATCAAAGAAATGATCCTCTCCAGTCCGTCTGTCAATTACATAGAATACCCCATGTTCTTTCTTTAGTAAGAGAATATAAGCTTGCATCTGATAATAATATTTCTTAGTTAATTGATTATCGTAAAGACCAAAACTATCAAGAACTTGTTCATTAGCAGTGCTTTTAACCTCTATGAAATCTCCGTTTTCAAGAACTATGTCTACTATCCCTTTAATATCAAGCTCCTCATCTATCACGGGCAATTGGTAAGCCTTAACTGGAACTACCTTTAACAACCTTTTCAATGCAACCTCTTCAAATTCATTTCCTACATCAAAGAACTTTTTAGCCTGTCTAATTGGCAATGGTGTCTGCCTCATAAGAACCAAGCGACGCTCACATGGATGCCATAACTCAGTTGCAATTCCTGTGCCTTCATCTTTAGCCTCCTTTATAATTTTTGAACTGTATATCAATTGATACAACATTGGCTCAACATCTTTTTGAACATAAACACCAAACGGCGTAAAATTAACTTTAACCCCACGATAATTCAATCTTTTAATCAAAGACCCCGCAAGACGCCTCTGAACCACCCTCGGTAAAAAACTTGCTTTTTCCTTCACCCAATCCTTAATGAACAAATACCTTTGCTTCAAATACTTATACTTCCAAATATTATACCGCCAGAACAATTCATCATTAGTCCAATCTTTCACTTCATCTTCTAAATACTCCCTCCACTTATCCCAGTCCAAATAAACAATCCCTTTTGTTCGCAACATCTCAGCTTTCGGTATCTTCAAAGCAATAAAACAACCACATCCATAATACTGATACCCTAATAAATACCCTACCGTCAAGGCCTTTNNAATTGTCTTATTATCAAACAATTCCTTTATCACCGTATTTATCACTGCACCCAGACACACCTCGGTTGCTCTCTTCATCGCTCGGGTTTCAGCCTTAGTCAATAAATTATGCA